GAAAAATTAGTCGTAAGGGATTAATTAAAAAATTAGATAAAGTTTTTAGTGAATATATAAGACAACGGTTTGCTAAAGATGGTTGGGTCCAATGCGTAACTTGTGGCACTCGTAAACATTGGAAAGAAGTAGATGCAGGGCATTTTGTATCTCGCAGACATTATTCTACAAGATGGGATCCCTCTAATGTTCACGTACAATGTAAAAAATGCAATATATTTGGAAATGGTGAAAATTATTTAATGGGAAAATATATTGATCGAACTTACGGAATAGGAAAAGCAGACGAGCTTATTGCATTATCAAAAAAAATTTGTAAGTTTACAAACGAAGAATTAGTTAATATGATCGAGCATTTTTCTCGTACATAATTTTTTATTTTGATTTTTAATAGGAAAAGGGGAACAATTAGTTCCTCTTTTTTTTGTTAGTTATTTGCTATATTAAAAAGTAACTTGTATATTTAAGTAAATAAATAATATATATATGAAAACAACAAAATTCTCAAATATTTATGGTGGTGATTTTCAAATCAATGGCTACTCTATGGATATTTACATTAATGGCAAATTTGTAGGTAATAGAACCTTACAACAGCCTGATCGTACAAAAATGGGTTGGTATGGTCGTAAAACAGAAATATTAGATGATGATTTACTGATCACCCACAAAAACGGTACAAAAATCAATTTATTAATACGCAAAGGCACAGAAATACTTACAGAGATATTTCCTATTTGCGGTAGATTACAATAATATGGAAAAATTAATAACTACTTTGACCAAAAAGGAAATAGATATAATTTTAATGGCATTGCAACATTCAATTAATACTTGTAATTGGGATTTAGAAACAGATAAACCTGCCGCAGAATTATTTAATTATTTTTTGGATATACAATACGCAAATAAAAATGGATCCTAAAGACAAATTAATAGAATATCAAAATTATAGAATTAAGGTATTAGAAAAACGAATAAAAAAATTAGAAAAATCATTAAATTATGAAAAAAGAGAAACTGATCGAGTTATATAAAAAATATAATTTGACACAAGATGATGTATTTAAACATCAACATTATGTAATTATTACAAGAACAGGAATAGAAAAAATTGAGGCACAAGAAAATATAGAGATCGATTATCAAATGATTAAAACAGAGCCTAATTTTGCTGTAGTACAAGCTTATGGCAAATTAAATGATAGGCGAATGGAAACATTTGGTTCTGCACTAATCCAAGAATATAAACAGGAAATAGTAAAGAAAAAAGATGAAAATGGAAATTTAGTTGATGATATAAAACATACAAGAATTGGTAATTGCAATACTTGGTATGTTGCTGAAATGGCTGAAAAACGAGCATTTAGTAGGATAGTATTGAAATTAACAGGCTTTTATGCGTTAGGAGTATTTGGAGAAGATGAGAGCGAAGATTTTAAAAAACAATAAAATGGAAATAAATAATCAAATATTTAACCATTATGAAGTATGGTTAAAAGAAAAAAAAATAAAAGAAGCAAAAGAATTACTTGAAAAAAATGGTTATAAAGTAATAAATTTGAGGAGTTATAATAAATAAATAAATAGAAATGAGTAAAATTAACACAGTAAAAGGTTCTATAAAGCGAATAACTGAATTAGAACACAGAGGAGAATTTAAATTTAAAAAACTAATATTATCAACTGATGATAAATATCCACAAACAGTCGCTATTGACTTTACACAAAATAATGTAGGATTGTTAGACACTTGGAACGAGGGTGATCAAGTGGAGGTTTTTTACAATTTAAGAGGTAGAGAATATGAACGAGATGGCAAAATAGTATATTTTACATCTATAAACGGTTGGAGTGTAAAAGGATTAGGAGATGAAATATCCACACAAGCACAAGCACCTGATCGAGATGATGATTTACCATTCTAATATAAGGGGGTTTTAATTAACCCCTTTTTTTATGGAAAAGAAATGTAAAAAATGTGGAAAAATATTTCCTAAAAAAAATTTTGTAATTTACGAAACGAAAAAATATCGTCATTTATGTAGAAAATGCCGATATGATAAAATAACTTTAATTCAATTTCAAATATATAGAAGAAAAAATAAATTGTGCTAATAAATTTCACCGACCACCTACACCAATTAAATAATTACCGAAAAGGCAAAACAAAAAAAGCCTTAAAAATTGATCAACACGAATTTGATAGTGCTTTTAGATTTGTACATGGTAATATGAATATGATTTTAGGGCATAATAACGTAGGTAAAACGCACTTTATATTTTATTTGATGTTATTATATACACAAAAACATAATATAAGATGGTTGGTGTTTAGTTCAGAAAATGAGCCATACTCTTTGATCAAGAAGTTGGTTGAATTTATAGAGGGCAAACCGATCAACAAAATTGATGAAGCCGATTACAACAAACATACGGAATATGTAAACAACCATTTTAAATTTGTAGATTGTAATCGCCAATACACACACAAAGAATTACTTGAATTAGCAACTAATATAAAAAAGGCATGGGATTATGATGGCTTATTAATTGATCCTATAAATTCACTAAGAAAAGATATAAAAGTAGGTAGTAACGGTTATCAATACAGCTATGAAAGTTTAACAGATATTAGAATATTCTGTAAAGCTAATCAAATTGCTACTTGGATAAATTGCCACGCAGTAACCGAGGCATTAAGAAAAAGGCACGAGAAAGGCCATTCTTTTAGTGGTCAACCTATACCACCAATGATTGGTGATGCTGAAGGTGGTGCAGTCAATGGCAATAGATGTGATGATTTTTTAATTATACATAGATATATCTACGACCAAATAGATTGGATATATACAAGGCTCTATGTTGCTAAAGTAAAGTATCAAGAATTAGGTTACAGACCGACCTCAATAGAAAGTCCATTAATGTTTAAATCTATCCTAAATAATGTTGGTTTCGAGTTAAATGGAAAAAATTTAGTAACTTATGTAACTAAAGAACAATTAAAAGCACTTTGAATGCACTTTCTGAAATAGCAAAAAAACATAATGATTGGATAAATATTGTCTTGTCTTTTGGTTGTGATCCTGATATTGCAGAGGATTTAGTTCAAGAAATGTATTTAAAAATAGATTCGTTGATCAAGAGAGGAATAGACATCACCTACAAAGACGAAATAAATTACTATTATATCTACAAAACTTTAAAAAGCCTTTTTTTAGATTTAAAACGCAAAGAAAAAAATATTATTAAAGTAAATATTTATGATAATTATATAAAAAATTATGGTAAATATGTGGAAGAATATTTACAATATAATGAACAAGAAATAGATTTAGTTGAAAAAATGCAAAAATTAAATAAAATATTAGACAACTTATATTGGTACGATAGGAAAATATTTGATCTGATCAGCAACGGAATGTCTATACAAGAATTATCTAATCAAACAAAAATTAGTTATTATTCTTTATACAACACTTATAGAAACGTAAAAAAACACATAAAAAATAATTTACAATGGGATTAGGAGATTTAGTAGAAATAATTACAAAATACACAGGCATAAAATGGTTGGTAAAAAAAATATGGGGAGAGGATTGTGGTTGTGATGAAAGAAAGGAAGAATGGAACAAAATAAAAATAAATAGGAATGGCACAAAAAACATTAGAAAAAGAGGACAGGATTAGTTGGCTAAATTTTTTAAATGCCAAAACCTCAACCGTTACATACGAAGATATAGAGTTTATCGTATTGTTACACGCCAAATATTATAATCATAAACCAATTGTGCCTAAACCTTGTGGTTGTAAAAACGATCCTGCTCGAAAACAAATTAATAATTATATTGATGAGCTAAACGACCTCTTATAATGGAAGATTATTATTATACAATAGACATACCAAAAACAGTATATAGGAATTTTAATAAAAGTTCTTGGGTAAATAAACATTTTTCTGTTTCGTATGTTGGCAATTGTATGGAGTTGATGACTGATTTTTACAAACATACAGAGATCAGAACTCATAATGGTTGGGAAAATTACTACAACAATATAGTTGGATTTAATAATTTAACTAAAATATACGATATATTAGAACAGCGATTAGATACTAAAAAAGAATATATAAAAAAATATATATGGCACAGAGTAATTGGTCAAACTTGGAATGGATTTAGGAACGAAATTGCAGTTATAGATGAATTACAATTAGAGTTTCCTAATACTCAAATAAAAAAGACATCATTTGAAATAGATCACGAATATTGCATAGATGCTGAAATGTACATAGGAGATTTTCTTTTGCTTGGTATTCAAATAAAACCTGTAAGTTATATGTCTATGAACACAGCCTATCAAAATAGGGCAAAGGAAAACCATAGGAAAAAAAACCAACAATATAAACAAAAATATGCGCCATATATTTATGTATATCATAAAGATCATAAAATACACCGCAAACAGTACGTTTTTGATCAGATAAACGTAATATCTACACTAAGAAAACATTTTTAAACATTTTTAATAGGATATTTGCTTTATTAATAAGTAACTTATATATTTAATCATTATTAAACAACAAATAAGAGGTTAGTGATTAACGTTTATGCGGGCACTATTAAACTGAAAGACGCGGGGCACTGACTAAAATAACTCTAAAGGCCTCTTATAAAATGAGTTTTGGTTGACTAAACCATATAATTATAACAATGCGTCGTTATTCCTCAAATAAAATTAAAAATTATGGAAAACGAATTAAAATTTAATTTAGATGAAATGGGTTACCAAGACATTGAATCTATGAAACTAATTATAGATGTTTGGTACAATTTAGATGATAGAGATATTATGTATGAAGGTACAGGTTTTAATAAAATGAGTGGATATGTATATATAGCCTTAGATAATGGTGTTACTATCTGTTCTTGTTTTGGTAGAGATGTAGAATATCTTGTAACAGATTTTGCAACAGGAGAAGAATATTTTTACGAAACCTACGAAGAAGCACTAAACAAATTAGAAATATTATGACAAAAAAATACCAAAAGGTTGTAGATTTTTACAATGAAACGACAAACGAACAAAAATTATTCTTTTTAGAACTTATAAGCAAAGATATATTTGTTCCTGTACAAAAAGAAGATGGAGTACATTGTTTAGGTCTTGATCAAGAGGCTCCTGTTCTTATGAACGGAACAGCATTTCAAATTAATACAGAAGATTGGAAAAGTTATGAAAAATAAAGAGCAATTTATATCATTATTATTATTTACACTGTTTTTATTATTATGTAGCATATTTTTATTAAGCTTAGAAAATATGATAAATTGTTTTTTTACATAATAAAAAACTTATATATTTATATAAATTAATATACTATGAGAACGCAATTAGATGATTTAAGAGCAGAAATAAGGTTATGTGAAGTCAATAAAAAACAAGCCGCTCAAGAAAAAGATATACAAAAATGGAGGTATTGGGATAAAAAAGAGCAACACGCAAGACTTATCATTTATAATATTCAATGAAAAAAATTACAAATTTGAAAGAGTTAGAAATATGGACGGATATACATTTCTTATCCTCTATAATTAAAAAGCAAATTGATAAAAAGAAAACAGACAACTTAATTAAAATGGCAGATGCTGTTACAAATTTAGCTTTTTACTTTCAAGAATATACTAACAACATACGATTATATGAAAAAGCCTTATCAGAATATAAACTTGCCAAAAACAGAGCAATTGAAAGAGCAAGGAGATCAGAACAAGAAGCTGAAAAAATACAACGAAAAATTAACAGCCGTAGCTATTAGTTACTTAGGCATAATACTTACTTTATTATGGATCTTATTGGTTTACTAAATGGCGAATATGTTAAAAGAAAAGAAACACTTGATCAGATGCAAAATGATGACTATTATTATGGTTATTTAGGCAAAAACGCATTAAGTTCAAGTTCAATTAAATTATTATTAGATAGTCCTAAAAAATATAAATATGTTACTGAATATGGTAACGAACAAACAAACGCACTTACAGCAGGACATCTATTTCACCAAGCTATATTAGAGCCACATAAATTTGCAGATAATATTTATGTTGATGTGCAAAGCAAAAACACTAAGGCTTATAAATTAGCTAAAGAAGAATATGGAGAAGTGTTTACAATTAAAGAGAAATATCAAGCAGAGAGGTTAGCTGATGCGTTCCTAAGAAACGAACACGCACTAAAATTAATAACAGATTGCCAATTTGAAGTACCTGCTATTGATTACGTATTTGGATATCCATTTAGAGGCAAGGCTGATGTATTAGGCAAAAATTATTTGGTTGATTTAAAAACTTGTAGCGACATCAAATCTTTTCCATTTCAAGCAAAAAAATATTATTACAATGTGCAGGCATACATTTATTCTAAATTATTTAATATTAACTTTGATCAAATAAAATTTATAGCAATAGATAAAGGAAGTTTAGATATTGGTATTTATGATGTATCAGAACAATTTTATAAGCAAGGAGAATTATTAACAAAACAAGCAATAGACACTTACGAAAGTTTTTTTGTTGAACACGAAGAATTAGACAACTATTGTATAAAAGGAACTTTATGAAAACACCGAAAGAATTTATAGAAGAATTACAAAAACAAACCAACATAGATATATTTCAACCAACGAGAAATACAGAAATAATCCAATATCGTTGTTTATCCACATTTATATTACATAATTATTATAATATGAGGTTTATTGAAATAACTAATTTTTATAAACAAAACGGATTAAGTTTTGCCAACGCAAACATACTAAACAGTTATAAAAAATTTATAACCTATAAAAAAATTAATAATAAATTGGCACTTGATTATGATACTATATTAAAAAAATTAAACAATAGTGTCCAACTTAAAAGGGCTATGTTGATTGAAGAAATAAAATACGCAACACCTAAAGAAATAAACGCATTTCAAGATGTATATGATAGGAAGTTGCTATCGAGTGTAAACAAAATCTTAAATTAATCGTTATATTAATATGAAACCTAATAAAATAAATATCAGTGATTTAAAAGAAAATCCAAACAATCCAAGATATATTAAAGGATATAAATTTGAAAAATTGGTAAAAAGTATTAAGGAGTTTCCTGAAATGCTAAAACTTAGACCAATTGTTGTTGATGAAAATAATGTTATACTTGGTGGTAATATGCGATACAAAGCATCCGTAGAGGCAGGTTTAAAAACAGTTTATGTAATACAGGCAGATGATTTTACTGAGCAACAAAAAAAGGAATTTATAATAAAAGATAATAGCAACTTTGGTGAGTGGGATTGGGATTTACTTGCAAACGAATGGAATAATGATGAGTTAAAAGAATGGGGGTTAGATGTCGTTAGCTTAGAGGAAAATTTTGATAATGAAGAAATGTTTGAAAGTAATGACACAGATACGAAAGATGAGGTAATAATTAATTTAAAAATGCCATATTACCAATATGAAGAAATTGATCAAGAGTTCCAAAGTTTTATTAAAAAATATCCTAATATAGTATGCAGAATCCAAAACTAAATGTGTTAATTTATCCAATGTTGTCGGTTGATCACCTCAACGCAGATAGCAACTATATCATTATCAAGCAATTATGCAACGAATTATTAAAAACAAAACGATATAATTTTTTTCTAATAATTGACAAGGATAGAAACTATGTAAAAGATGATCTAAACTCATTGGTAAAAATAATTAAGATACCATTACCAAAATCAAAAAAACATCAAGTAATACATTTTAACAGCAATTTATTTAGAGAGTTATTTAAAAAATATGCCTTTGATTTAGTATGGAATAATGTAGTTGAACAAGGACATCATTTTAGATACTTTCAAGACACTTTATTAGATAGCCAACGAACTAAGGTGATTAATTATCATCATTACGTAATACATAGAAGTTTAGAGAACCTCACAAACTATTTACCTTGCAAACATATTTTATATGATCAACTTGTTGGTAGTTTAGGTGCAGATTTAAATTATTTCCATACGCAATATTGTTATAATATGTTAGAGGAAGAAGCTAAGGATATTCTTTCTGATCAGAGTTTAGAATTACTAAAATCAAAAAGTTGTATTGAATTAGGTGGATATGCAAACAAAATACCAAGCGAAAACAAATACGATAAATTTACATTTATATATAATCATAGATTAGATGGTTATAAAAATTGGCAAATAACATTTAACCAATTTGATAAATTATATGATGAGGGTTTAGATTTTCAAGTGATATTAACAGCAGGAGATAAAGACAACATCAATACTATTAACCAAAAACCATATACAATAGTAAAATCATTTACTAAACACCAAGATTACATAAAGGAATTATCCAAATGCCACGCAAACACCATAAACAGCACACACGAAACATATTGCATTAGTATTGCTGAAAGTATTATGAATGGTCAAGTTGTTGTGTTGCCTAATAGGTGTACTTTTCCTGAATTAGTAGGCGCAGATGATAAGTATTTATTCAACAACACAGAGGAACAATACGAAATGCTTAAAGAAATCATTTTAAACAACATACGACAAAAACAATATAAAACACACAAACAACTAAAACTAACCAACCACGTTAACAATATACATAACCTATTCAGTGAATTAGCAAAACCTGATAAAACAGATATATTTGATCGAATTAAAAAACAAATAACAAAAGATAAAATAAAAGCATATTTATCAAAAAGAAACGAAGTTACATTACAAGAGTTTAGATCTTATATATTTAGTTTAGGATATGCTTCACAAAGTTTTCCTAATATTAAAATAAAATATATTCTTAATGAGTTTGGTTACGATTACAACATAAATAAAGATAAATACATATATGGGTAAATCAGACAAAATCCGACACACTAAGAACAATTTGATCAACGCATTAGAAAAATCAATGGGTGTGGTTACTACTGCTTGTAAAAAGGTAGGAATACATAGATCAACCTTTTATGAATATTACAACAATGATGAGGAGTTCAGACAAAGTGTAGATGATATTGGTAATGTTGCTCTTGATTTTACTGAAAGTAAGATGTTTGAACAAATACAGGAAGGTAACACACAATTAATTAAATTTTATTTATCAACGAGAGGGAAAAAACGAGGTTATGTTGAAAGACAAGAAATTACAGGTGCAGATGGTATGCCTACAAATTTTCAAATAGAAATAATTGACAACATTAAAGATACAGACGAATAAAGTTTTTAAACACCTTGTAGCAAGTGAGAAAAAAATTATTGTTGAACAAGGCGGAACGAGATCAGGAAAAACTTATAATATCCTTTTATGGATAATCTTTCACTATTGCACACAAAATCACGATAAAATAGTTACTATTTGCAGAAAAACCTTTCCAAGTTTAAGGGGTTCTGTAATGAGAGATTTTTTACAGATACTTAAACAATTTGAAATATATAAAGAAGAAGAACATAATAAATCAAGTTCAGAATATAGGTTATATGGCAATTTAGTAGAGTTTATTAGTTTAGATATGCCACAAAAAGTTAGAGGGCGTAAAAGGAATCTTTTGTTTATCAATGAGGCTAACGAACTTAATTTTGAAGATTGGCAACAATTAATCTTCAGAACAAATGAAAAAATTGTTATTGACTACAATCCATCAGAAGAATATCATTGGATATACGACAAAGTAATACCAAGAGAAGATTGTGAGTTTTACCGTACCACTTATTTAGACAATCCTTTTTTAGAGCAAACAATAAAAGAGGAGATCGAGAGGCTAAAAGATACCGATGAGCAATATTGGCAAATATACGGTTTAGGATTAAAAGGCATAAGTAAAGCAACCATATTTAAATATTACGAATGCAATCATATACCTGATCAAGCTAAATTTGTTGCTTATGGTGTTGATGCAGGATATACCAACGATCCAAGTACATTAGTAAGTGTTTATATTGATAATTATAATTTATATATAAAAGAGCATCTATACAGAACTATGATGACAACCTTAGATATCCATAATACCTTTTTAAATGTTGGTATAAATAAAAATCAAGTGTATATTGATAGCGCAGAACCAAGATTAATTGATGAGTTAAGGAGAATGGGTTGGAATGTAAGAGGTAGTTTAAAAGGCAGGGATTCAGTTAATGCAGGTATAGATTTATTAAAACGTTATAAGATATTTATAACAAACGATAGTAAAAACGCAATACAAGAATTTAGAAACTATAAATGGAAAGAGGACAAAACAGGCAAACTAACCAACACGCCTGAAGATAAAAACAACCATATTATAGATGCTGTAAGATATGCAACATATAGTATATTATCAAGACCAAACTTTGGTAAATACGTTATTAGTTAATTTTAAAAACTTTTTTTTTTACGTTATATAAGTATGAAAGTTGAAGTATATATACCTGATACATTGAGCGAAATAACTTTAGATAAATATCAAAGGTATCTAAAGATACAAGACAAGGAGAAAGACGAGAACTTTTTAGCGATCAAGATGATAGAAATATTTTGTGGTTTAAGAGGTGATGTTATAATGAAACTTAAAGCAACAAGCATTAAAGATATTACTCAAATATTATCTGAAATGTTCAATGATAAACCACAACTTGTAAGACAATTTACAATGAAAGGAAAAACTTATGGTTTTATACCTAAGTTAGAGGATATGAGTTTTGGTGAATATGTTGATCTTGATACATATATTGGTGATTTTGACAATATACATAGAGCTATGGCTGTTTTATATAGACCAATTAAACACAAATCAGGAGAACAATATACGATAGAGGAATATACAGGAGAACATTCTGATCAGATGAAAGATATGCCAATGGATGCTGTATTAAGTTCCATACTTTTTTTTTATCATTTAGGAATGGACTTATCGACAGTTATGATGAGCTCTTTGGAGGAGGATCAGGAAACGAATTTAGTGCAGTATCTCAATTCTCTAAACGATGGGGTTGGTACCAATCAATTTTCGAACTCGCTCAAGGAGATGTTACAAGATTTGAAGATATCACTAAATTAAACGTACATACTTGTTTATATGCTTTAAGTTTTATGAAAGACAAAGCGCAAGTAGAATCTAAAAATATAAAAAATAAATTTAATAAATAATGGAATTTATAAAACACTTTTTTGGTTTATGTGGTGAAGCACATTTAAATATTTACTCTGTAATTTTTATAATTATGTTAATATTAGCTATTAAATATAAATTAAGAACTAATGAGTAATCAAGGAGTAAGAGGCTATTACCAAATCACCGAAACCATAAAAACAAACTTATTAGCTGATGAGAATGTTAATACGGTAACAACAGGAGATATATTTGACATTGATTTATCTAAACAAACAATATTCCCTCTCAGCCATATAATTATCAATTCGGTAACAATACAGGAACAAATATTAAATTTTAATATTACTGTTATGTCAATGGATATAGTTGATCAAAGCAAAGATGCGACTACAGATATATTCAGAGGCAACGACAACGAACAAGATATACTGAATACACAACTTGCAGTTGCTAATAAATTAATAGGTTTATTAAGCAAAGGAGATTTATATAAGAATAAATACCAATTAGATGGTGATGCCTCTTGTGAGTTTTTCTATGAAAGGTTTGAAAATCAAATGGCAGGAGTTGCTTGTACGTTTAATGTATTAATAGCAAATGATATAAACGTATGCAATTAAGAGAAACGAAAGAAATATTAAACAAATTTGGAAGATACGTTGTTCAACAAGGTAGAAGTATTTTATCAAAGGATAAGAAAAAAGGTAATATATATAAACAATTTGACTATGTTCCATTTCAAGCTGATGGTTTTATTGGTGTTAAATTTGTTTTACCTGATTACGCTAAGTTTGTTGATCAAGGTGTAAAAGGTAAAGATCCAAGCAAAGTATCACCTAATGCGAAAATAACAGGACAACAAGCACCAAACAGTCCATTTAGGTTTGGCACAGGTACAATGAGAGGATCATTTGACAAATTTGCTAAAAGAATGTCTTTGTTTGCAAAAGAAAGAAATATAAGATTTAGGCAAGGTAAAACAGGTAAATTTGCTAAAGGTGGATATAATAGTATGGGATATGTTATAGCAAAGAATATTTATTATAGAGGTTTAAAACCTACTATGTTTTTTACCAAGCCATTTAATAAGGCTTATGAAAATTTACCACCTGAAATACAAAAGGCATTTGTAACTGATTTTGAAAAAATAATAATTGACTAATGGCAAATATATTACTTAGAAGTCCATATTTTGTAACGGTAACTACCGCATCACATTTATCTGCTCAAATGGCACTAACCATAGATGGTACTTTACGTTATACAATACTTAAAAACGCTGTAAGCAATAGAACAGTATTTGAAATAGCTACATTGTGTAAAGATTACTTTGTTGCCAATTATAACAACTTAGATACCGTATCTATATCTTATGTGATCACCACTTATACAGCAATAGATGGTGGTGGTACAGCGACAGCACAAAGTGCAGTAACACATACAGGTTATTATGGATATTCAGAGTTTTGGGACGGTGTTAATCAAGATTTTGATCCTGATGATTACGAACTAACTAACACAGGTGATACACAAATAATTTATTTACCTGAAAACAGAGCAGGATTTGCTTGGGATATGAACTCAGGTACAGCAACAAAAGCAACTATAAGCACATCAGCAACAAGCGTAGCGGCAACATCAGGTAATTATACTTGGACCATAGAAAGAGTTTGTAGTGCAAAATATAGTCCAATACAAATGCGATTTATAAATAAGAATGGCGTACCACAAGATCAGTATTTCTTTTTAAAGTCAGTAGAAAACGTAAACACAAGAAGCGAAACATTTAAACGCAATATATTTACTTATTCCTCATCTAATTACGATGTTAAATCACATCAAACACAAACATTTAATAAAACAGGTAAAAAACGTTTTACATTAAATACCGATTATATAGCAGAGGCTTATAACGCAGTAATAGAAGATATTATGTTAAGCGAGTATGTATGGATATATTATGATTCTAAATGGCATCCTGTTACAGTAACGACAAGCGCATTACAAAAGAAAACATCACTTAACGACAAACTAATACAATATACATTAGAGGTAGAAGATGCTAACGATATTATCAATAATATAGTATGAGGCGTGAGGTACAATTATATATCCAAGATACTCGAGTTGATTTATTCCAAGATGAAACAATTAGTATCACAGATTCAATACAAAATATCTCAGATATAAGTAAGGTATTTACACCTTTTTCCAAACAATTTAATTTACCTGCTTCTTCAACAAATAATAAGTTATTTAAACACTATTACAATTTTGACATCACAGGTGGTTTTGATGCAAGATTCAGAGTTGATGCACGCATAGAGATCAATCACGTACCATTTAAAGTAGGTCAAATAAGATTAGATGGTGTTAGTATGAAAGAAAACCACCCACATACTTATAAAGTAGTTTTCTTTGGAAAACCAAGTGATTTAAAAGATATATTTGGAGATGAGGAACTAAACTCATTAAACCCTTTGTCTACTTATGATTTTGACTATTCACAAATACAGAATACAGGTGGTGCATTTAATACAGGAATTCAAAGTAACCTAACAGCAGCTACTAATTTACAAAACAGAAATATAGTTATACCTGCTATATTTGTAAAAGATTATTACACATACGATTCAGGTGGTGGTACTAACGAATTGAAAAATGTGAGTTTTAACAATGTGCTAAAATACAACCTCAAACCTGCTGTAAAACTTAAAAGAATTATAGAAGCTATAGAAACACAATATAATATAGATTTTAATATGACAGATGAGGGTAGTATTAAGACATTCTTTGGAAGTGATATGTTTGAAGAACTATATCTTTGGTTGCACAGAGAAAAATCTCCCATTACAGATTTAGAAGATACTACAATTAGGTTTGGTATGGACTTAGAAACAAAAGGTAAAAAATTAACTTTTGCTGATTTTACTTATTCAAGTGGTGATGGTGATATTTTAACAAATAATACATTAGTAGTAGATGAGGGAGATAGTTATACGTTAAGATTAGCTTTAGAAACTTCAAGCGCAACATCTAATGATGTGGAAATAATTGTAAAAGACAAACTAACTAACGAAATATTATATCATAGAGAAGATATTACATTCACTCAGAACATATCTAAAACAGTTTCTTTAGTAGATTTAACAAGTGGCAACCTTACACAAAGAACATACGATCTTGAGTTTAGAATAAATACTAAACCTTTTCAAAAAACATTTATAGCCAAAACAACAGGCCTAACAATAAACAAAAACGCAACAACAGCACACATATATAGTTACTCGCAATTTGTGACATTATCAACATTATTCATACAAGATTATTTACCTAAGATGAAAGTGTTAGATTTTCTAACAGGCTTATTTAAGATGTTTAATTTGGTTGCTTATACAAAAAAAGACAGCTCACAAATATATGTACAGACTTTTGATGATTATATGACTTTAGGAGTATCAAGAGATATAACAAGATACGTTGATATTACACAAAGCACAATAGATAGACCTGTGCCTTACAATAGGGTTAATTTTAAATATTCTGATCCTGTTACACAAACAAGTCAAAGATTTGTAAATCAATTTAGCCAAGTATTTGGTGATCTTAACTATTCTGCACCTGAAAAATATGATGGACAAGAATTTAATCAAGAAGTTCCATTTGAAAGAACTGTATTAATCAACTTGAAAGATCATAATGGAAACATTACTAACAACATAGTTGGTTGGTGGGCAGATGATTCAGGTAATACAGCATTAGGCAAACCTTATATATTTTTTAATAGAGTAGTAGATTCAAGCAGTTATACTGTAACCTCATCACATTATACATCATACAATGCACCATCTAATGTATCAAGTGATGAAAACCATACGCTCAACTTTGGTGCAGAATATGATGAGTTTAATGGAGACATAAACACTAATAGTTTGTTTAGTAGATTTTATCAGCAATATATTGAGCAATCTTTTAATCTTAAAGGAAGAATCATAAAAATATCAGCACAATTGCCTGTAAGTTTTATTTTAAATTATAGTGTAAATGATATTATAGTAATAAATGGTCAAGAATATTACATAAATAGTTTAACTACAAACTTAGCAACAGGCAAATCAGAATTAGAACTTATAGTAAAAACATTAACCTATACTAATAGCGTTTTAACATGATAAAAAATATATTAGAATTATTGCCTTATGCAAAAGGCGAAACAGAAAACATAAAAATAGCTAAGGGTAAATATAAATATCCTGATAGCGTAAAAGAGGTATATAACAACTTTAAAAAAGGATTATGGGACAAGTAATTGAAGCAGAATTAAAATTAAAATACCAAAATGCTATTGAACAAGTAGAAGAATTAAAGAAAGAGCTTGATCAAGTAAAAGAATCGTTTGAAGCTAACGAAAAAGCTGCTAAAGATTCTGAAAAAGGTGCAAAAGGATTTGGTAATACTCTTAAAACAATAGGACAAGCAGGAGGTATTATATTTTTATTACAAAAAGCCTTTGAATTGCTAAAAAATGCTATAAATAGTAATCAACAAGTTGCTGACACATTTGCTGTTGTTATGGGCACTATCGGACAAGTATTTAGCGAAATAGGTAATGTTTTAGTTGGTGTTGTTACAAATTTAACCTCTACAACAGAGAACTTTGATGCTTTAGGCAGGGTGATCAGTAATGTTGGTAAAATAGCTTTAGCACCATTTAAATTACTTATTGATGGTTTGGCATTAGGTTTTTACAACGCACAACTTGCTTGGGAACAATCGTTTCTCGGTAGTGGTGATACAGAAAAAATAGAAGCACTTAATCAAAAAATAGATGAAACTAAGCAAAGCCTTGTAGATACTACTGTTGGTATTGCAGAGGCAGGTGTCGCAATTGTAAACGATTTTGGTGAAGCCGTAAGCGAGGTTGGTAATGTAGGTACGCAATTAGTTGAGGGTTTAAGCACTATCAGTGTTAAGTCAATAGCTGAAAACGTAAAAGCTAATGAACAACTAAAAAAATCAGCCGCAGAGGCAAGAATTGTAAATCAAGGTCTAATAGAACAATACGATAGACAAGCAGAACAACAAAGACAAATCAGAGATAATGACCTTAAAAGTATAGATGATAGAATAAAAGCAAATGATAATCTAAAGGCAACACTTGAAGAACAGGAGAAATCTATGTTAGCCAATGCTGATTTAATGATACAACAAGCAGAATTGCAATTTCAATTAAGTGGTTTAGAAGAAGATAGATTGGCATTATTAGAAGCAAGAAACGAAAAAGCAGCCATTGAAGCTCAAATAGAGGGTTTTATGTCAGAACAAGAAGCTAATAGAGTTGCATTATTGAAAGAAAAGATAGAATTACAATTATCAGAAGATGAAGCTGTTGCAAACAGACAAAATATAGAAAGACAATTTAATGCAGAGATGGAACAAAATGAGGTTAAGCGAATACAAATGATGTTAGAAAACCTGCAAACAGAAAGAGCCATTGAAGAAGAAAGGTTGTTAATGAAAAGAAATGCTTTTGAAGAAGGTACACAAGCATATATAGATGCAAATAACGAATTATTAGATTACCAACAAGACAATTCTAATCAACAACAAAAAATAGAAAAAGATTTAGGTATTGCTAAAGAAAATCAGTTAAAATCTACTTTAGGAAGTATTGCAAGTATAGTAGGACAAAACTCTAAGTTTGGAAAAGCTATTGCAATTGTTCAGGCATTACAAGACACATACGCAGGTGCCAACAAGGCATTAGCGCAAGGAGGACTATTTGGATTTATTGGTGCTGCCGCAGTTATCGCTGCAGGTATAGCCAATGTTAAACAAATCGCAGGAAGCAAAACACCTAATCCACCTGCATCATTAGGCGCAAGATCAACAGGCGGAGAATCTACACCTGCTATTAGTACTCCAACAGTTACAACCTCTCCACCACAATTTAGTACAGTAGGCGCAAGTGGTACAAATCAATTAGCAGAATTATTAGGTAATCAAGCACCACCAAGAGCTTATGTGGTATCAGGAGATGTTAGTACAGCACAAGAATTAGATAGAAATATTGTGAGTAGTGCAAGTTTAGGATAAACAAAAAAATAAAAAAATACGTTATACTATTATGAAGATTATCGAACTTATTTTAGGCGAGAACGAAATAACAGGGATAGAAGCTATATCGGTAGTTGAAAATCCTGCAATTGAAGAAGATTTTATAGCACTAAAAAGCGAGGAGATCAAACTTGCAGAGATAAACAAAGAGAAACGTATATTAATGGGTCCTCTATTAATACCTAACAAACCTATTTATCGTAGAAAAGGAGAAGAAGAATATTACATTTATTTCTCTAAATCAACCGTAGAAAAAGCATCACAACTATATTTAATGAATGGTAACCAATCTAAAGCTACATTAGAACACCAACATTCTATAAATGGACTAACATTGGTAGAATCTTGGTTAGTAGAAGATGAGGTACACGATAAAAGTCGTAAATATGGTTTAAATATGCCAATTGGTACTTGGATGGGCGCTGTTAAGGTAAACAACGATGAAATATGGAATGATTTTGTAAAAACAGGCAGGGTTAAAGGATTTAGTATAGAGGGTTATTTTGCTGACCGTATGGAAAGACCAAAAGAGCCTGTAAATGACTTTGATGATATAGAAGAAGCTGAAGCAAGTGAGATGTTATCGCATATACGATCAATTATAAAAGAAGATAAGCGATTAAAAAACGGACAAAGGAGAGAATTAGAAAGTTATAGTGATTATCCATCAGGCGTAAAAAACAACGCAAAAAGAGGATTAGAACTAAACAAAAAGGTAGGTAATAAATGTGCAACGCAAGTAGGTAAAGTAAGAGCACAACAATTGGCGCAAGGAAAACCTGTTAGTGTTGAAACGATAAAACGTATGTACTCTTATTTAAGTAGAGCAGAAGAATATTACGATGAGGGAGATTCTAAAGCGTGTGGTACGATATCTTATTTATTATGGGGTGGTAAGGCCGCTAAAAGATGGAGTGAAAGCAAATTAAAGGATTTAGAGTTAATTGATTTAGAGGCACCTTGTTACGATGGTTATAGACAATACGGAATGAAAATGAAAAACGGAAGATTAGTACCTAATTGCATACCTATTAATTAATGGCAAGAAAAGTAATAAGCGTTTATAGAAAAGCAAAACGTAAATCACACCCGCATAGCAAAAATGCGAGTAAAGGACAAAACGGATACACAAAACAATATAGAGGACAAGGCAGATGAGAAAATTTTTAGATTTTTTAACACCATCAAGGACAAGTCCTAAAGGCAGTAAAAGAGCTTGTTTATGTGAAAATAATACATATTCTAAGAAATGTTGTAAGGGAAATATAACAAATCAAGGAATAGGAAATATATAAAAATGCAAATATAAATTTAAACACGTTATACTTATATGAAATCAACCGAAATACTAAACAAAATCCAAGCTTTCTTAGGTGAAGAAAAGGTAGAAGAAAACGTTGATCAAGTTGAGGAAACTCAATTAGAAGAAAATGTTGAAGCTACTGAAGAATCAGTTGAGGAAGTCCAAGTAGAGTTAGCACAAGCTAAACTTGAAAATGGCACTGTACTCGAAGCAGAAGCTTTTGAGTCAGGAAAAGAAATTTTTATCGTATCTGATGAAGAAAAAGTTGCAGTACCTGTAGGAGAATATCTTATGGAAGATGGTCAGCTTTTAGTGGTAGAAGAAGAAGGTTTAATCTCTGAAATCAAATCTGCTGAAGAAGAAGTAGAGGAAGAAGAAGAGGTAGAAGCAAACCAAGAAAGATATATCACTAAAGAAGAATTTGAATCTGCAGTAGAAGAAATCAAAGGAATGATAGATGAATTAAAAGGGAAAAAAGAAGAAATGGCTGAAGTAGAGGAACAAATCAAACAAGAATTAAGCGAAACTCCTGCTGCTGAGCCTATTACTCATAACCCTGAAACGAAAAATAAAGTAAATTTAAAGTTTGCACAAAACAGACCACAATCTACTTTAGATAGAGTATTAAATAAACTTAACAACTAAAATTAAATAGAAATGTCAGTATCAATTACATCAACTTATGCAGGAGAGTTTGCCGGTAAATACATCGGTGCCGCTCTTTTGTCAGCTTCAACTATCGATAATGGTGGTATTGAAGTAATGCCTAACGTAAAGTATAAGGCAGTTATGAAAAAAGCATCATTCGATACTATCGTAAAAGATGCGACTTGTGACTTCCAAACAGGTCAAGGAACTTTAACTTTAACAGAAAAGATCCTAACACCTGAAGAGTTCCAAGTAAATTTAGATATTTGTAAAAAAGATCTACACTCAGATTGGGAAGCCGCTCAAATGGGATTCTCTGCTTTTGATAATTTACCTCCACAATTTTCTGATTTTGTAATCAGTAGAGTTGCCGCTGAGGTTGCTAACAGAACAGAGTTAAATATTTGGTCAGGTGACACAGCTACATCAGGACAATTCAACGGATTTACTAAATTATTATCTACAGATGCAGATTTACCTGCTGCTCAAGAAATTGCAGGAACAACTGTAACAGCTTCAAACGTAATCGCACAATTAGGATCTGTAGTAGATGCACTTCCATCAGCATTATATGGAAAAGAAGATTTATACATCTATGTATCTCAAAACATAGCAAGAGCTTATGTTAGAGCTTTAGGTGGATTTGGTGCTTCAGGTCTTGGTGCTAATGGTACCAACAATATGGGTACTCAGTGGTGGAATAATGGTTCATTATCTTTTGATGGTGTGAAATTATTCGTTGCTCACGGATTAGCTGATAACGATATGATTGCTGCTCAAAAATCTAACTTATTCTTTGGAACAGGTCTATTAAATGATATGAACGAAGTTCGTGTTATTGATATGGCCGACTACGATGGATCACAGAATGTAAGAGTAGTAATGAGATTTACTGCAGGCGTACAATACGCAATTGTAGAAGATATCGTTACTTATGGTATAGCAAACTCTGCTAACTAATAAATAAATTAATTAACATATAAAGGGGTGGGTAGTATTCTGCCTACCCTTTTTTAATACTAAATATTATGGCTTGTACATTAACAACGGGAAGAAAGTTGCCATGTAAATCAGGGGTAGGTGGTTTAAAAACTGTTTATTTTGCTGATTACGGAACTCTTGGTGCTGCTACAATTGCTTCAGGTGAAGTTACTGCATTAGCAGGAAGTCCTGCTTTATTTCAGTTTGATATTAAAGGTAATTCATCTTTAGAAACTGCAATTAATAGCTCACGAGAGAATGGTACTACTTTCTACGAAACCACATTAAATTTAACACTTACATTCCTTGAAAAAGCTACACAGGAAGAACTAAAATTGATCGCTCACGCAAGACCACACGTTTTTGTAGAGGATTATAATGGTAATTATTTTGTAGTTGGTTTAGAACACGGCGCAGAGGTAACAGGAGGAACTATCGTAAGTGGCGCTGCTATGGGAGATCTTAGCGGATTTACATTAACTATGGTTGCTCAAGAAACTGCACCACCATATTTTGTAACAGGATCAGTAGTTACAGGAGATGCAAGTGCAACTCAAATCACACCTAACTAATTGAGTTAACCAATTTTTTAATATATTTGTAGTCCACTTTTTCATGAATATATTAATTTGTTCAAAGGGGGGTTCATCATAACCCCCTTTTTTTATACACAAAAATTAAATTATTTACGTTATATTATTATGATACATTTAACAACATCTGCATCAGCGCAAAGTATTAAAATAATACCAAGAAGTTATGCAAGTTCTGTTAGTATGGTGCTTCGAGATGATTCAACAAATACCTCTACAACCTATTCAAGTATTAGCACTTCAACAGACAAAAATTATTTAGTAGTATCACAAGCATTAAGTCCTGTACTTGTAGAGGGTAGGTTTTACGACCTTACAATAAAAGAGGGAACTAATGTAATATATAAAGACAAGGTTTTCTGTTCTGATCAGACAATTAATCAAACAAATAATGATTATTATAGCGTAAATAGTGGCGAATATACGACAGAAAATAGTTTTGACAACGATTACTTAATTATATGAAAAAAAGCGATTTACAGATAGTTAATTTAAGCACATATACTTCACCAAGTATTAAAGAAGTTAAATATAAAGATTTTGTGTATTATGGTGAAGATAATAACTATTTCCAATATTTAATAGATAGATATAATGGTAGTCCAACCAATAATGCAATAATAAATGGTATTAGCGAGATGATTTATGGTAAAGGATTAGATGCTACTGATTCTAATAGAAAACCTGATCAATACGCAAAAATGGTTAGTTTATTCCATAAAGATTGTGTAAGAAAATTATGTTTTGATTTGAAACTTATGGGGCAATGTGCTATGCAAGTAATATATTCAAAGGATAGAAGTAAAATTGTACAGTTAGAACATATGCCAATTGAAACATTAAGAGCCGAAAAATGTAACGACAAAGGAGAAGTAGAGGCATATTATTATTTTAATGATTGGAGTAAATATAAAAATTCGAGTGATTTACAAAGAATCCCTGCATTTGGTACATCTAAAGAGGCATTAGAGATTATGTATATCCAACCATATAGAGCAGGATTTAAATATTATAGTCCTGTGGATTATCAAGGTGGTACACAATACGCTGAATTAGAAGAAGAAATAAGCAACTATCACCTGAACAACATTATGAATGGTTTAGCACCAAGTATGCTAATCAACTTTAATAATGGAACACCTGATGCAGAACAAAGAACAATTATTGAAAACAGAATAAAAGAAAAGTTCTCAGGCACAAGCAACGCAGGTAAATTTATTTTAGCATTCAATGATGATCCTGATACTGCGGCAACTATTGATCCTATCCAATTAAGCGATGCACATAACCAATACCAATTTTTAAGTGATGAAAGTGCAAGAAAAATATTAGTAGCACATAGGGTAGTTAGTCCAATGTTATTAGGTATTAAAGACAATACAGGTCTTGGCAACAATGCAGATGAATTAAAAACAGCAACTATATTAATGGATAATATGGTAATTAGACCGTTTCAGACACTTTTATTAGATGCTTTTGATCAAATACTTGCTTTTAATAATATGTCGCTTAATATGTACTTTAAAACGCTTCAGCCACTCGAATTTACCGACTTAGACAATGTTGCAGACGAAGAAACAAGAGAAGAAGAAACAGGAGTTAAATTAAGCGAAGATTTATCTGATGATGATGGATATTATATTTTAGATAATTTAAATGGTGAAATAGTAGATGATGAATGGGAATTAGTAGATGAGAGAGAATATTCTGAAGAAAATACAGATATAGAAACTTGGGCAAATAGTTTAATAGAAGAAAAAAAGACAATACTTGAAAAATTAGGCATACCTAATATCAAAAAAGGTAAAGGTGATTTTTCTGTATTAGATAAAAGTTATTATAAAGTAAGATATAAATACGCAGAAAAATATTCAAGCACTAACACAAGGCCATTCTGTAAAGCCTTGATGAACAGGAACTTAGTATATAGGATAGAGGATATTGATCAAGCGAGTGATAAAGGAGTTAATAAAGGTTTTGGTCATAAAGGTAAAAAATACGATTTATTCCGTTTTAAAGGCGGAGTAAATTGTGGTCATTATTGGAGTGAACAACTTTATAGATTAAAGAAAAAATCAAATGGTAAGTATATTGAAAAATCAGATAAAATGAAAGATTATGTAGAAACTGACAATATACCAACATCATATAAACCAAAACCAAGAGGTTGGAGAGATGCCAAAAAAGCACCAAAGGATATGCCTAATAATGGACATCACCCAAACTATAAAAAATAATTATGGCAACAGTTTTATTCATAAAAAGGTCAGATTTGATCAAGAATAGTATCATTGATGGGAATGTAGATACTGATTTGTTTATCCAATTTATAAAGTTGGCACAACAAATACACGTTAGAAACTATTTAGGTACTGATCTTTATAATAAAATTAGCACAGATATAAGTGGCGGTAATTTAGCAGGTAATTATTTATCATTAGTAAATGATTATGTGCAACCAATGCTAATATGGTACGCACAGGTTGAGTATATACCTTATGCGGCATACCAAATAAAAAATGGTGGAATATTCAAACATTCAAGCGAAAATGCAGAAACAGTATCAAAAGATGAGGTAGATTATTTAGTAGAAAAGGCAAGAAATTCAGCAGAATATTATACAAGAAGATTCATAGATTATATGAGTTTTAATAATAGTTTATTTCCTGAATATAATTCTAATAGTAACGAGGACATTTATCCTGATAAAGATTCTACATTCAATGGGTGGGTATTATAAACCGAAGGAGATCAATAAAATAAAACTTAAAAAGTATTTAAATGGCAAATACGATAAATTGGGGCAAATCATACAGCGAGAGTTATTGGGGAAACGCAACCTCAACGATTGATTGGGCAGATGTTTACCAAATAGAATATCACACT